TTCATTTTTGTTTTCCCAACCAGCCAGCCTTTTGAATCGTAAAAGTCAACAAAGCACTCAGCATCTACCCGGTATCCACCCTCCTGGCAATATTCCCTTACATTCTCCACGGTCGGCGGTATGAACGATTTTTCTTTAGACACTTTAGTGTCTTTCTTTTTAATATCATTTACATTATCATTATCATTTACATTATCAGGTAGATTTGCTACGGTTTGCTTGCATGTGCTAGCATTTGCTAGACCTGCTATGTTTTGCTTGGCATTGCTTGCCTTTTGCTTTCCCCCGGCGCTTCCGGCAGCCCGCCTTTTCTCAACCACTTCCTGGTACTTTTTCATATCCCGGTCTATCTGCGCTGAGATAAAAGCAAAAGCCATCTGCGGTCCCGCCGGAAGGTCAGGAGGCTGTCCAGTCTCCACATAATCCATCACGGCCCGGATAAGCTGCCCCAGCTCTGCATCGGTAAGAAGGTCAAACTGCCTGCGGTAGTCGGTGTACAATACAAAGCTGTTCTTCTTCTCCATATCAGCCACCGCCCAGCCATTGAAAAATATCTATCTGGTTCTTAGATAATTCATCCTGTTTCTTTGGCCTGAGGCATTCGCGGATAGCATCGCATCGCTTTTTACAGCTTCCTGTGCGCGTGCATTCCCTCCGGTAGTATGCTTCTGCCTTAAGAGTATCCTCCGGGCTTCCATCAGGCCTAAAATAAGCATTATCTATATTTACGATCAAGACTCTTCGTTCCTGTAAAGCCTCTGCTATTCGCTCCCGGTTTGTCCGATCTCCCTGGCGGGTTAATGTCTCTAGGGTTTCTCTGGATATCCGATTTTTATAACCAAATGGAATATAGTTCTCAATAAACACTCACTCACCTTCTTCCTGTATTACAATCTCAATTCGCGGATTGTGTCGGTCGAGAAAGAACTGATCTGAAAAGCCTGTGATATTGTCCCAGCCATCGTTTTCCAACACTCCACACTTTACAAGGCTGTCCTGGACAAACTTGTGGGCTACACCTGCTATATTATCAAGGTCACGTTTCCGGTTTGGTTCATAGAAACTGTACCGGATGAATACCGGGTTATGTATCATCAACCGCTTAAGCTGCAGGCGGATAGCATTTGCTATGAGCATCTGGCATTCCTGCTTCATGTCATTACCACAGCTATGTCCCTTGGTTCCACGGCGTGTAAATGACCTCTCAGCACGCAGGTAATCATTCAGGCCCGGAAGGGTTCCTTTCAATATCAGTTTGTATTCTTTCATAGTTCTCCTTTAACCAGCTCTCAAGCCTTTTATGGCTTTGTGTAACCACGTTCGCGTATTCCTTCATGGAAATTATCCTGTCGTTACCTTCTGGCACCTCTACAAGGCTGCAAAAGCGTTTGATAAGTCCTGGAAGGTTTTCACGGCCCCAGTAACCAATAATTCTCTCGCCATCCCGCTCTTTTCCCTCTTTACTCTGCCCGGTATATTTCTGTTTCAATGCAAGGTTGAGAGGATCGGGTTCTATAAAATAACCATCAAATAATTGTATTTTCATCTCACTCCTTTCCGGGCGACTCGGGATGTCGCCCAGTAAGCAATACTATGGCTTTCGTGATATATAATGCATGAGCCATATGATTATGTAATGCCGATAGGCTTTACATCTTATTCTTTGACCACAATTCCATAAACCTTATAAGCCTTACGGAACTCGGCCACACCTTTTTGATGCGCAATTGTATGATGCGTTCTGCAGAGGCATATTTTTTTATAGTTTGAATCATCAACTTTTTTTCTGTCATTTCCCATTCCTATGGTGTCCTCATGATGGATTTCCCCAGGCCGTCCGCACACCGCGCACTTTTTATTTTTGATGCAGAAGTACAAATACCTGCTGATATCATCGGTCCTATCAATGGCATTCTCAGAAAGTGGAATCCCTTCCTCTATCGCATATTCAAGAATGGTATTTATGAATTCCCTCGCAGTATCCATTGTGCAATCAGAAAGGCTAAAGTATTTACATCCAGTACGGATAATGTGAAGATATTTCAGCCATTCTTTTTGCTCTTCCGGAAGATATCCAGTATAATCAGCAATATCACTTATTGTAGCGTAGGCTTTCTTGCGTTGTTCTGCAGATATATGCCTACCATCATCCAGCCTAAGTTCAGCAGTACTAATCCCCTTTTGACACAATATATCTCCCAGGTGTATTCCAGGTATTGTTATTATCAGGTCAGTATCTGCGCCACTTTCACGATATTTTTTAATCGTAACTGTCTTGTGCATCTCCATCACCATACTTCTCTGCGATTACAGAAAGCATCTTGCCAACATCACCGGCAGTAAGCGTATCCCATTGCTTTCCGTTGCTGGATATCCAGTACTCAACATTGATTTTATGTTTCTTGCATTTGTCCTTCAGAACTTTAATCTGGGCAGGAGTAGGACGCTCTTCTTCCTGCGGCATTCGGTTGCTGAAAGGCTGCATCTCTTCTTTAAGCCAGAGGTCAAATCCCAACCCTGTATGTATAGCAACACACTTAACGAATGACCTGCACATACTATTCCAAACCCTTTGCTGGCTCATAGAATTATCCTTTACAGGATTAGCTCCATTCATAACTGGCGACTGCATCTCGTATTCCTTATTATCTATCACAACCAGAATGCGGGTTTCATAACACCGGTTTGTGTTTCCCTTGCTGTCAGTGAAAAGTACATCCGACATTCTCAAGCTACTGCCTGTTTTTGGATCTGGTATTGGTATCCAGTAAACTATCTCTGCCCCATTTTCATGCAATAAATCAATGCATTTCGCCCAGTTTAGATAAGTCATCCCCTCCCGTTCTTCGCAATAGGGTTTAACATCTATCTTTCGCATTTGATTATAATTTTTTAACATTGCACACCTCCTATATGGCAACCCGGAAGATGTCTCTGGCCGCTTCCGCTATGCAATCATCGCAGTAGTATTCTCCGTCGATTTCATAGCAGTCATCACCGTAATCAGTTTCATCTTCCTGATAGATTCGGCAGCCACATCGGGCGCAGGTAACATATTTGCGCTCGATGGTGGGCCACTCTGCTTCAACAACCATACGGTTTTCTATCTGTGTCAGCATCTTACATCAACTCCTTATAATCCTGGCAGGCTGGATATATCTTTGCTTTTCCCAACTCTATACCTGCCTGTTCTGGGACGATATGCAATTCAGAATTTGTACATACACCATTCATATAATGCCGGCATGTATTTTCCTGGCAAAATATGAATTGCGTAGGATTACAACTCGGTGTATAATCATTTTGATGGTTTATATTTGCTCCGGTTCTGTTCCCGCAGGCCGGGGCTTTTTCTATCGACTGTGCTTTTTCAACTGCCGCAATCGCCACATTAAGCGCATCTACATTCTTCTGCCGCATTTCAATGTTCCGCTTGCTTCCTTCAATCGCGGTGAGAAAGAAATCTCTCATAGATTTCAATTCCTGCAATGTCTCGTCCATGCATCCTCCTTTCTGGAGATAATCAGCAGCACCACCAGGGCCACAATCATAATCCCGATGGCTGCCGGCTGTAGCTCTCCGTTTTGGTTTTCAATCCCGCCGGCTCCCAGCATCAAGGCCAGGAAGGATATAGCCTGGATTACTCTCATGGCTCTTCCTCCACGCAGTATGCTACGGTCATTTCCTGCAGCACTGTTATATAGAGAGCTTTCAGACGCTTGTCTGCTTCAATCACAGATATTTTGCTGATTGCCTTGACCTTGGATTTGCAGACTCCGTTTTCCTCCGCCCGTTTCTGAGCGTTCTTCTTGAGCACGTCCAACCGGCATCCCGCCTTATCCGTCAGGCGTTTGTAACTTTCACCCCAGACAGTCTGATAACGAAAAGGATTTTCATTGAAGTCAGGGCTGTTAGCAATGCTCTCAATCGTCCGGGCTACCCATGTGCTGAAAGGTTCCTCAATGGCCGGCGCCGTCATAGCCTCTTTGACCGTGTGAATTGCCTCTGACTGCTTGTCCACCCTGGCACGGATATCTTTCATTTCCTGAAGGCTCTGGATAAGTACATCCTCGATGCAAGTAGGGCCAGAGCGTTTCTCTTCCTTATATCTCTTCTCTACATCGATGAAATACCGGCGCACCCGCTTTCCCTGCTCATTACGTTCCAGCATCGCCATTTCCTTGGCCGTGTCCAGCTTGATGATATGCTCTTTCATGGTCTGCCCGGAAGGCGCTAAAATTTTAGCGGCTTCATAATCCTCATTTTCAACGGCTTCACACTCACTCAGACGATTCCGAATCCAGTCTCTATAGTTGCTTTTGACCTGCAGAACTTCATGCAATTCTGAGCCATATACAACCTTCTCTCCTGTGCTGGTTACATATACCGGAACCAGTTCATTTTCAAGTAACCTTAATTCATTCATTTTCCTTACTTTACCTTCTAATTTATAATCACTGTCATAACAACCATAGCAACAAATTTGTTAAAAGAGCTGTGGCTGCCGGTATTAATAAATTGGTTACAGGATCTTTTTTAATTTCAGACCATACAAATCTTAATACCTTAAACAAGATAAAACATACAAAAAATGTGACCGCTGCAATAACTAAGTTTTTCATCAACATTTCATTCCTTTCGGTGTCTTACCTCTTTTTGCTTTTCCGTGACGGCCAAACAGCCACGACGACTAACATAGCTACCTCTGTGAGAACTGTGGCTATCACCCCACACCAAAACTCAGGTATGTACATCTGCTTGTCCTCCTTACCCGGCTCACGCCGGTTCTTTCGTGTTTTCAAGTTGTCTCCTGTAATCTTCCAAAAGACAATAAAATTTTTCCGTATTATCATTTCTCGGAATTGTTATGAGGCTTGGGTCAGTAAACACTTGACCGTCATACGTTGTTATGGTTACCATATCACCACCCCTCTCTCATAAATTTTATGTGTTACGGGTTGTACTTGTTTCATACCTTGCAAATATTTTCCAATTCTCCTATACTTGAAGTACAGGCCGTTGCAGCGGCTGAGTACAAAAGAAAGGAGTATTGATTTATGACAAGCACAGAACAATTTGCGTTTCAGGTTGCCAAAGAAATTACCATTGCTAAATTATCCTCTTCTTCTCCAGCGCATACTGATACCGAAACTGGAGAATCTATTGGCGACATGTTTAACGCAATATATAAAAAAATCTTAGCAACTGTAAAAAGTTAATGATTTAATTTT